GTGTGAATGTATTGCCTGTCTATTATTTTTTACTACAATATTTATATTAGCTATGTTACGTTCTTACAATGTTTTTTAATATAAAATTATTATCATTTTATATTAAATTTAACGTCTTTTCTTGCGGCGTTTCCCACCTTTCCCTTGTTTTGCAAGATTGACTAATTTATTTTCAAATTCTAACAATGGTTCCCATTCCTCGTGTCCCTGCGTCGTTGAATCCCACGTAGGACTTGGACTTCTTCTTGTCAGTTTTGTATTTCCGGTTTCCATTCTCATATTGTCAAAGTGTTTATAATTGTCATATCCTTTGCGCAATGTTTGTGTTTTTTCTATTTCAGCTTTAATATGTTTGGGTTGTTCATTAAATGCTCGATGCTTCTGTAATGTTGCTTTAGTTTCCTCGCCTAATGTCTTTTTTTTGACGAAACAATTAAATTTACAAGAACCTTTTTTCCTACGCGTCTTTTTTCTACGCGTCTTTTTTTTACGTTTCCCCCCACGTGTAATTTTCGTATTTTTCATTGAGTCAATTAGATTGTCCATGGTTGTTATAGGAGATGTTACGGGGGTTGTTATAGGAGATGTTACGGGGATTGTTATAGGAGACACTCGCGGGTTAAGTTCATTTGGAATATCAATACTAAGACCCGTAAAAGGAGATGATTTTTTTGTGTTAACGAAATCTTCTTTTATTACTTTTATTTTTCCAAGTGCTCTCCTCAATCTATTTCGTGATTTTTTCGTCTTATTATTGTCCATACCACCTCTTTTTCTCCTACGCTTCCCGCCTTCTTGACGGTCTGCTTCAACGATATGCTTGATAACAAGTCTTAACATGCTACGACGAACAATGATGATATTCATTGCGTCGAGGTTTTCATCCGCAAGACCTATCGTATTTTGGTACGCGGGTGTTCCTGGTTTGTGTTTTTTTGCAAGCTCTCTATATTTTTCTTCTAATTCTTTAACTTTATCAAACAATCTTTGATATTTGTAATCTAGCATATCAAAATCTTCTTCCCTGTAGTTATCAGGTATTTGCTGTTGAGGATTATTCCATATATTATTCCATTCATTTTGTAATTCTGCCCACTTTGTAAGAACCACTTGTGCTAGTTTTCTCCTTTCTTCGGATTCTTTAAGAGCAACCGTTTGTTTTGAAGAAGACGGATTGTCTTGACTACCCTCAGGATATTTTCTTTTTCCAGCACCTCCATGTGTTGATGAAAAACTTTGATTTAGCTGCGTTGTCATTGCTTGATTATTACCTTGTCGATTTGACCGAATCAGAGGTAGAGGAGCTATATTAGTTGGAAGCCAACAAATACCCGTTGTTACTTCACATTTATTGTCATCATTTGGTTCAACATTAGTATCCCCGTGAACTTTACAATATTTATCTAATACTTCTCTCTCATCATCCGAGATTGTTGTATCAAAAGTAAGATTTCGTTCGTGAAATAATTTACATAAATTAGCAGTTCCACCTCTTTTTTTACGCGTCTTTTTTTTACGACCGCCATTCCATACGTCCCTTGCCTGAGAAAAATTATCAAAGAAATCTTTTGATTTTGTATATTTATACATTTTTTTTTCATTGGGGTCGGGGTCAGCAATAGGGTCTCTGACTAATACAATATATTTGCCATCATTATCATTGTATTCCATACCGGGATAAGGATTTGATATTTTATATCGTTTTTTTGTATCATTGTTAACCCAAGTAGAATCATATTTTATATCTTTTATTGTAGGAAGTCCGCCTCTTTTTTTACGCGTCTTTCTCCGGCGTTTTCCGCCTTGTGTTCGTTTTGACTTTGGGGTTGATGGAAAATGTCTTTGTCTTAGTTTTGCTCCTGTTAATGCTGTTCTTAATTCCTGTGCTGCCCTCATCCTTTCTCCCGCCTGGAACTCCTCTTCTTGGGAACTAGTTAACGCATTTCTTTGCCCGGTCATTATTAGTTCTTCCATATTATCGGGACTATCGCGACGACATCTTCTACTCAGACAACCACCACCACCTTTTTGTAATTTGACAGTTCTTCTTTTTTTGCATCTAAACTTTCCTCTTTTATAACCTTTTCTTGTTATAACTGATTTAGTACAAATTCCAATAGCAATACCTTCTTTTTTAAATTTTTGTTGAACTTTCTTAATACAACTACAGAATTTTTTAGCTATAATCTTATCGGCTTTCTTTTTTATATTTTTAGATTTTTTTGGTATAGATACTTTATAGAATTTCAGTATTTTTTTATAATCAGATGTAGAAAGTTTCATAAAATATATATATAATTGCATATATTTTATAATAATTACCATTTATTTTTTTTTACATTAATTCTTGGTCCTCTTAATCCTTGATTAGGGTCATAATCATCATCTTCATCGTCAGAGGCAAGATTTTTAGACATTTCCCAAAATTCAAGAGAACCAAGTCTGAATTCGCCATGAGCACTAGCTTTATACCAGAAAATTTGGTCTTCAAGTCTATTAGATTTTGAATTATTACAAACAACTAAACATTCATAATTTTCAGTACATTGGTCCATTACTTGGCAGAAGCTTTCAAATGTGCTGAACATACCCGCATAATTTTCATAAATACGCTTTCTATTTGTTAAATAAGGTTCTCTAAGAATGAAAGTATAATCTATATTAGTTCTAAGATTAGGAGGAACGCCCAATGGATATTGCATAGTAATAACAAGCATAATTTTCCAATGTCTTCCATTCATAAAAAGTAATCTCATCATTTTTTCTCTAGCCCAACCATTATCATAAAGACAATCGTCAAGAATAACAAAAGCTCTACCATCGATATTAGTTCTTCCATAAGCCTCTTTTTCTTTTTTTACTTGTTTTAAAACAATTTTTTGTCTTTTAAGAATGTTTTCAATAATAGCAGTATTATATTCATCATGAATAAATAATTTTGGGACAATTTTACCATAAAATCCGTTTCCACTTTCAGTTCCAGATATAACAGTTCCAATTGGAATATCTTGGTGATAATATAACATGTCTCTAACTAAAAAACTTTTACCAGTATCTCTTCTTCCAATCAAAACAACAACAGGACCGGAATTTGTATTTGGGTCGAAACTAATATTTTTCATATCAAACTTTTTTAGTTCTAAATTCATATATTATTAATAATGAATAAAAAAGAATAAAATTAACACAAAAATAAGTTTAATATAACAATTTATAGTATATATTAAAATTAAATGTCGAATTTTCCCACAGAAAAAGAGAATTTCCAAATACATTATCAAAAAAATGATAATGACACCTTGTTTGAAACCTTTGAAAAGGAATTGCAAGTATATAATATTCAGAATTATATACCGTTATACACAAGATATTTCAATTTGAATGAAAGTAATTATGAAAAGATTAATTTGAATCATTATAATACAATATTAGACATTGAAAAAAAGGAGACTGATAATATTTTTAATGTGAAATTAAAAAATGAAAAGAAGGAACATTTAAGAAAATCTTTTTTTAAATTTAGCCCATTGTTTGATCCGGTGAAATTTATGGTAGGGAAATATTCACATATAGATAAAGAAAAGATGGTTAAACTTCCTAAATTACAAGTTGATACAGGTTATACAAAAAAAGTTTTAGATATTAATAATACTTCTTATGTAGACAGTTTTTTTTCATATTTGACAAGTATATTATTGAATGAACATAAATTTATTAATGGATTAGATTTTTATGGTTCTTTTTTATGTATTCAAAAGAAACATTTTTTAAACATATACGATGACTTGGAATATTTATATGGTTCGAAATATTTTCATAATAACAAAAATGAATTATTTGAAGCAGAAGATATAGATGAAAATATGTTGGAGGATGATACAAGATCTCATAGAAAGAAATTGAAATTAAGTAATGATAATATAGATTTAAAGGCGGAAAATTTGAATGAAAATATGTTTGAAGATATATTTGAATTGACAGAGGAGAATTTGAAAACACACGACGGTGATAACTTGGAATTATGTGAATTTAATCCGAAGATTAAAAAAAGCAACGAGAGCAGTGATAGTAAAAAAACAAATTCTACTTGTTCTTCGAGAACATCTAATACAGATGATAGCGGTCGTGATGAAGATTTAACGGATGGGGAGGAAGACGAGGATTCGGAAACAGAAAACAAAGATTCGGAATTAAATAGTTGTACTAATTCAGATATGTCTGATTATTCAAGCGCAAATGATAAAGAATATATAAAAGCAAATATATATGATTTTCCAGTTCAAATAATATGTTTGGAAGGATTGGATAATACGTTGGATTCATTATTAGAAGTGGACGAGAAAGATGAGATGGAAGACGACGAATGGGTATCTTGTTTATTTCAAATAATAATGTCGTTAATTGTATATCAAAAATGTTTTGGATTTACACATAACGATTTACATTCAAATAATATAATGTATACAAAAACAGATAAAACATATTTAATTTATAAATATGAAAAGAGGTATTATAAAGTTCCAACCTTTGGTAGAATTTATAAGATAATTGATTTTGGAAGAGCTATTTATAAACACGACGGTAAAAATTTTTGTTGTGATGCTTTTTCATCGAAAGGAGATGCTTCTTCTCAATATAATTTTGAACCATATTTAAATGAAAATAAACCAAGATTAGAACCTAATCCAAGTTTTGATTTATGTAGATTAGCATGTTCTTTGTTTGATTATTTTTATGATGATATAGATGAAGTTAAAGAAATTGATGAACAAGATGATCCAATAGCAACATTAATATCAGAATGGTGTAAAGATGATAAAGGTCGTAATATGTTATATAAAACGAATGGCGAGGAGAGATATCCGGAATTTAAATTATATAAAATGATAGCAAGAACTGTTCATAATCATGTACCTTCAAAAGTAATAAACCATTGGTTATTTAAAAAATTAATAGTAAATAAGAAAAAGGTGAAAAAATCAAAATATATGAATATTGATACATTGCCAGTTTATACTTAAATTGAATTAATTAAAATCATTATATTTTAATTAATATAATGAATATAGTCAACAATGAAAATCAAGATCCTCAATTTATTATTTTAAATAAAAATAATAAAGATGAATTTTTAGTTTGGTGTTTAACACGATTATGGGAAGATAATTTACAGATAAATGATGAATTTTTGAATTATTATATGGAATTAAAAGTAAGCGAATGGATTGAACATAACCATCCATGGTTATATTGTTATACTTGTATAAGGGATGAATTTGATTCGC